AGTTTCAGGTCAAATCAAAAGAGGAACAGCAGCAGGACACTTCTCTGATATCCAGAAGAAGAACCCGAGGAAATAATGTATGGCAACACCTGATGAAATAAATAAACTAAAGTATGATGATAAGTTATCATATGATTTTATTCTTGAAGCGCAAGGCCTCGAGGTAGCTGATAAGTTTTTGCAAGATAAACTAGTCGAATATCAAAAGCAAGAGGCTGCAGTTATTTTACAGGATGCAAAGTTAAAAGCTGAAGAAGATAAAAAGAAAGGTGTAGAACCATCTGAAACACCATCACTTATTTTAACACCTGAACAGCAAAAATCTGCTCGTAGAGCTATTGATGACTATTTGGAAAGAGTAGGAGCACCAAGGCAAGAACTACCTGGTATTCCACCATCGACTGCACAGCAAATACCGATGGAAGATGTCATATTGCAAAGAAGGACCAGAATACCTACACCTGCACAAATACAAACACAAGCAGAACTTGGACAAGCAGACATAAAACAACAAGGACTAAATCTTGGTATGCCAAGCGGCCTTGGTTTAAAACGCACAATGAAAAGGTTAATCATTCAAGAATGGGAAAAAGAGAATGGACCTTTAGCTGACCGACTAGAAGCTGAACAAGCAATATTAGATTTAGAGTTTGACCAACTAGCAGAACAAAGAGCTGCAATGTTTCCTACAGCCGAACAGTTTGCAACAGATAAAATACAAGGTGAGTATGGTGTAAGCAGACCAAGACAAGCAGGTAATCCATTTCAATCACCACCTACACCAAGAATAGTGCCAAGAAGTATTGACCCTACAGGTAATGTTGGTGGTAGTTTATTGCAAGACCCAGAAAGCGTTAGAGAAATGGGTTTGCTTGATGCATTTATTGAAAGTGTAAAACCTCAGACTATTATGACAGCCGAAGAAGTTCGAGTGCAAGATGCACAAAAAGAACAGTTGCAACAACAGTTTATAATGGAAGTCAGAAATACAGCACCTGGTTATAAAGATATTAGAGGCCTTGACCAATCAGCAAGATTACAAAGATTATCAGCAGAAGAAGCAAGGATAAGACAACTATTCAGTGATTTTTACTTTAGAAACTATGACGAAAACTATAAGTCGTTTAGAAAAGCAGGTGTAGAAGAAAATGCAGCACAAACATCAGCAAAATCAAATGCTATTGCATTGACAAGAGAACAGATAGCTTTGATACCGGATGCACCAAAATATAATGTCATTAGACAAGAAATGGCAGAAAAATATGGACGAATGGCACAAATAACAGAAGGTGAGTATAGTCCATTTGTTATCAAAGATGTTATAACAGAAACTGCCATTACAGAAGGCTCACAACTTCTGAAAGATATGACAACAGAACCGACACCATTTACTGGTGAGATTACAGAAAGTATTGGTATGACTGTAATCAGAAACATCAACCTACCTTTCAGACTTGTGTTAAATCCAATCGAAGAAGCTGGTGAAAATATATTTACTGAACAAGGTAAAGCTGGTCAGAATGTTGGTGATAGTTTTTATGATGTTGCAACCATTGATTTAACAGAAGAAGTATCAGGCTTTTTACCAACAATGGATGCATATTTAAAAGAAGTTGCTGTTGAAAATGCAAGAGGCTATGGACTTGGAAATGCATTAGCAAACTACAATCAGACAGAAAGCGGGTCAGATGGTTTGATGATTGGTGGAACTGTTTTGGAAATGATAGTGCCTTGGGGAACATTGGCAAAAGGTAGTCAAAAACTAGCAACCACAATAATGCCACTAAATAAGATGGCAAGAGGTCTAGATTTGGCCGCAGATGCACGAGGTTTAACGAGAATAGGTCAAGCAACTGGTAATCCTAATATCTATACGGCTCTAACAGAGATTAAACCCACGACCACTATAGGATACTTCAGTGATGTATATTCTGTTAATAACAAAATAGCATATGAAAGTGCCAGACAAATGGAGGCAGTTGATGCAGCTCGACAATATTCTTATTATCTTTCAAGAGGTGCCGATGAACAAGCTGCTGCAGTGGCTGGTAAGATGGATGCTGACAAGGTCCAAAAATCAATATTTCAACAGTTAATACCATTAGAAGAAGCAGATGCAGCAAGACGGTTTGATGAACTAAATGGTGTTATAGATGATATTGCAAAACAAGATAGTATTTACGGAGACCAAGCAAAAATCATAAAGCGTGAAGGTCGTATTGACTTGGCTGATGATGAAATCAGACAGTTTGGTGGTAAAGTTTCACCTGATGGCAAGCTAGGACCAATCCAAAGAGGTGGTGCTTCAACAGAACAGATAGTCGAAGCAGGTGCAGAAAGACTTTCGAAATATAATATTGAAGATTATGTTGCATTTACTGATAGAATGGCAGTGTCGAAAGAAGCATTGGCTGACCATATTGACGAAGTAAATGAGATTGTTATTAAAATGAACAAGACAGATGTTTCTGATTTTGCAGGTCTTAGACAATCACTATCACAAAAAATGATACGACGCGACCCTGAACTTAGAAGAATATTAGATAAGTTAGATGGCGCAAATGTCAAAAGAAACAGAGGCGACTTAACAGGTCGTGGTCCTGGTGTATCAGAAACAACTGGCACTCAGCACGCTGATATTATTTTTATGGATGATGTGTTATCCAAACAAGAACAAGTATATCTTATGAACCGTGTATCAGAAGATGTTATGAGAAATCTTGTTGGTGAGCAAGGTCAAAGAGCTGCTGCTTTTCGCGTAACGCAACCGGATGCTGAAAGAGCATTAAGACCGACAGAACTTAGGTCTGAAAGTGGTGTTGCAGAACTTGGTCAAGGTGTAGAAAGATTGACAAGAGGACAAGGTCCAATCCAACAAGGTGCATTATTAACAAAAGCAGCAGGAAACTACATAAAATCAATCACACCTGGTTATGTATCAAACACATTAAATGCCATTACACCTAGTATTGTCAGGTCAGCACCAAAAGTTGGTGTAGCTGCAGAAATAGGTGATGTAAGAAGAGCAGTTGATTTGGCAAATCAATCAGTAGTCAGGTTAGAAAGAGCATTACCAGAAGCAATGTCAGTTTATGGTAGATTAACAAGAAATCCTGATGAAGCAATCTATGCAATGTTCAAACAAAGCACAATAGGCGACCCAACAATAATCTTACGAATGAGTGATGACGAAGCAAAAGCATTGTTTCAGGCAAGAAAAGCAGAAAGTATAGCACCTGATGAACAAGTGCAAATACTAAAAGGTCTCTTTCCAAACTTTAATGCACAAGATGAAGTGAGATATCTATCAAATCCTAAGACTGTAAATAATCTAAGAGATATGGAAAAGATAGCAATGGACCTGATTGAAGAAGTGCCAAGATTAAAAACAGGTATGGTCAGTCGTGCAGGTGTAAGTGGCTTAAAACCGGTCAATACACCAGATGTTGCAAAGGTGATGTTAGCAAATATGGGTAATAATGCTGCCAAATATAGAGTTGCTGATGTCGCAAGAGCAGAGTTATCACCTCTTTCAGTTCCAGCAGCATATCGAACAAAAGATGCTGAAGAGTTTATATTCAAACAGGCACAAGACTTTCTTGAGTATGGCGACTTTCCAGAAGATTTTGTTATTAAAAATAGAGCAAATGCAGCAGGTGTAAGAGTTGTTGATGACCTTAGGGTTGCTGATGAAAGTATGCGAACAGTATTAGAAAGAAAGTTTTTAACTGTTGATGATATCAAAGATGATATTATTGACACAGCAAATCTTTTACAAGCAAAAGGTTTGGAACTCAATCTTACACCAAAACAAGTTAGAACACAGATACAATACAATATTGATGGTATCTTAGAACCTGGTTCTGGTCTTGCAATACAAGGTGTTGGTGTTCAAGAAGAGTTGGCAAAACTACGACAACTATATTCAGAACCAGAAACATTTCGTGTTGTAGGTAGTAATATTGAAGAACTGTCAAAAAACTCACCTGGTTTATTGAACTGGACAAAACAAACATTAGGTCTGACAGCTGGTGATATAAGAAGAAGTTTTGTATCAGGTATGCTTGGTGGAAAATATTTCCCAACAACCAGATATATTACAGAAAATGCTGGAACACAGATGGTTTTATCAGCAATCACAGCACCAGGTGCAAACAGATTATTATTAAAACCATTTACATCAAACTTTGGTATTACAGCAGCTAAAGTTAGAACATATGCAAAATCACCAGACCAAGCGCTTGAAATAATGCCAGGGACCAGATTTACATATGGTCAGGTAAATGAAGCAATGAACCGATATAATCTTGGTTCGACACAACAGACAATAAATCTTGGTGATGTATTCTTGGAAGATATGGTCCAACAAGCAGCCAGAGAGGCAAGAACAGCACAACTTGGAAATGTGCCATACTTCAGTAAAACAGTATCAGAGGTTGCAGAGCAGTTCAAATATATAGGTAAAAATCCTGGACTAAAAGCTTCATCATCATCACCTGGTATGCGGATTGCAATGAATACTGATTACTATTTCAGAGAAAATCTATTTATTGGTGCATTACAAGATGGTAAAACCTTTGATGAAGCAGCTGAACTAGCAAGAACAGCATTCTTGGACTACGGTAATCTACCACAATGGTCAAAAGAAAGTTGGTTCCGTGGTGCATTATATTTCTCATTTACATACAGAACTGCAGTCGAAACAGCAAAAGCATTGGCATCACCAAAAGGTGCAGCAAACATAGCTCGACTAGCAAGAGCACACACTGCGATGGCCAAATATACAGGCACATATTATTATACAGGCGACCAAGCATTACAATCACTCTTTATCACATCGCAAGAAGGTGATGAAAAGACAGAAGATATTGGTAGAGCAGTTAATCTGTATTATCGAGACCCTTGGATGTCGCAAATGATAACAGGTGCAGAAGCATTGACATTTTTAACACAGGCAGCACAAGGCGACCCAGAGGCTAGCATATCAAGAGGATTGAATGGTATATTAGATTTTATTTATATGCCGGCTTTGGATGTTGTAAGAGACCTTGACCCTGATTTTAAGAAAGGTGTGCCACCGAAAACAATGTATCGAATATTATTAGCACAACAATATGCAGGAAACATACCATTTTTCTTTGATGTTGATACACTGGCTGGTAATACAGAGGTTTTGGCTGGACAGGCATTTAGTTCTGAAGCACCATACTATGTTGATAGATATGACCTTGAAGTAAGACCACCCAGCAAAATGATACCTGGACAACCAACATATCAAGGTTTCCAATATCGCTTTAGAAGTAAAGAAGGTTATAATAGATTTTATCTTGACAGCCTAGTTATGACTATGGCTGGAGCAAAACGATTAGGTGATGACATTACAGGATTATTAATAGCAGCTGGACAAATACCAGAAGGCACAGAGTTCGGATACTTAGAGAATGGCAGTCCTGCATTATTCTTGCTAGGTCGTGAAACACCTATACGAGTTCCAGCGGACTGGGAAAACTATGATAGACAAATGAGAGCACAACAGTTCAGAATAAAAGACCTTCGTAAAACATATGGAGAACCTGTAGATACAAAAGCCGGAGACCAAAAATGAGTAAGCGTAGAAGAGACATATACAAAAAAATGCCTTGTAATAAACCTCGTCGGTCTATTAAACCTGGTAAGAAAAAGATGGTCAAAGCTTGTCAAGGTGGTAAGTCAAAAATCATACATTACGGAGCAAAAGGTTTTGGACATAATATAAATAAAGCCGCTCGAAAATCTTTTAGGGCAAGACACGGATGTGATAAGCCTGCAACAAAACGAAATAAACTCAGTGCCAGATACTGGGCTTGTAAGGACCTATGGTCCGCATCATCACCAAAGAAAACTACTGGAACGAAAGGACGAGTAGCAAAAAGGCGTAGGAGGAAATAATGCCAAAAGGAATAGGATACGGGAAACCGAAAAAGAAAAAGAAGCCAGCTAAGAAGCCAATGCCGAAAAGGCCAGCTAGAAAGCCAGCGAAAAAGAAGAAGCGTAAAAAAAAATGAAACGGAAAGCAAGAGCAACACTACCAGTTGGGTATGATGCACCTCCAGGTTCGGCAAGAGAACGAGCTATGAGGCGTGCAGCTCAGCTTTATAAATCAGGAAATAAACAAGCAGCATTTCGGTTGAGAGACCGGATGGAGGAGAAAGAGCGTGCCAAAAAAAGCAAAACCAAAAAAGAAAAAAACAAGCGTCGCAGAAGCATTAAGAAAAAAAGCCGCAAAAAGTAGATTTACAGCAGCTCAGTTGCGAAAAGTTTATAATCGTGGTTTAGGTGCTTATGCTTCAAGCGGTTCAAGAAAAGGTATGACATCCCATCAGTGGGCAATGGCCAGAGTAAATAGTTTTTTACGAGGTGGTCCTGCTAGGAAGGTTGATATGCCAATGTTTAGAAAAAAGAAAAAGAAAAAGACTACTACAAAGAGGAAAAAGAAATGAAAAATCAATGCGATTGTGAATGTCCGTGTTGTAAGGATGGACAATGTCAAAAATAATAGGATGGATTAACGAGAATAAAATCCGTGTAGGTTTCGTAGGTGGTGCCATAGTAATAGGTAGCATTTGGGGAACATGCACTCTAGAACCAAATATCAATACAGGAGAAGATGATGCCATACAGTCAATACAGCCCGAAACAGAGGAAGCTGGCAGCGATAGCACCACCGAGAAAGAAGATAACTAAAGCAGATTTATTGAAACTTAGAAAGCGTGGTGGTAAGGCCATCAATGTTAAAAGAGCAATGAAATCTGATAGAAATAAACTTAGGAAAAAATCATAGCATATATTGTAGGAGGATAGCCGATATGCAAAGAAAACAAATCAGAAGCAGCACATCAATAGTGTTTGCTGATACAGTAAATAATAATGCAGAGTTTGATGACGCTTGGGACAAGGCAGAATACTTTCACATACCTATCACAGCATTTGATACAGCGTATGGTGGAAATATAACATTAGAACATATTCAATGTGTTGGTGGTGCAGGTCAGCAACCAGTAGAAGCAGATAAAGCAGCTATAGAAATCTTGATTGCCGACAACAGTTCATTTGCTGATGCAAACTTAATCGCGTTAAAAGGTGGTTTATATTCAGCTGGATTATTTGACACATCAAAACGATTAGTGCATTTCAGTATCAAAGAAGACATTTCAATAGATGAAAGCCAAAGCTTATTCTTTACTATTAAATGTCCATCAGGTGATGCATTTACTTGCACTGGAGCAACAATAACAGTATCACAATCATAAAATAATGCATACCTCGCGAAGCCGGTGTAGGAGGATAGTATGCCAAAACAAGGTTCGTTCGTTCATCGAACGATTAAAACAGGATTAAGTGTCGCGTATGGCACTAGTTTTTCAACAGGAACAACAGTATTTTTAAACTTATTATCAGCTGATAGTAATGCAGGATACAGCCCACCAGGAAAACCAGGTGATGCATTCCAAGGTTCATTACAGTTGGTAAGAATAAGAGGCCAAGCGGCGGGAGGTGCAACGCAGATTACATTGAAAGGCACTTGGGATAGTTCGGGAAAGGAGTTGATTATAGCTCCAACGACTGTCGCATTAACCGCCGACCAGTTAGATGTTGATGGCTCAGGCCAACATTCTACTACATTACTTATTGATGCTTATGTGGCCAATGATACTGATACACTTTACTTATGGGTAAAAGCAGATGCAGGAACATTCACGGTCTCGGAGTATGAAATAACTTGGGTGGAGTAGGATATGAGCAGAATAAACTACCCATCACCATATGTTATTACAAAGGACCGAGTTGGTTCTGATTTAACATTCGAAAATCTTACTGGACAAGTTAATGGTTCAAGAACGACCTTTACATTAAATGAAGCTGCAGATACAGATAGAATATTCGTTTATTATAACGGTTTGTTGTCCCAGATAGATATTACTGGCACAACAGAGACAAGCTTTACATTAGGATTTACACCACTGGTGGGTGATACATTACAAGTCATTTATTCGGTAAAAGGAAATCCTATTGAAAGTTAGTAAAGTTGAGTTTATTTATTACCGTGCATTTCGCACACTTTCTATATAGCGCAAAATAGGAGATTAACTATGCCAAATATTCAGATTAGAGGTAGTCAGATACAAGGGGAAAGCGTTGAAGCTTCCAATATCAACCTATCTGGTTCCTTCGACTTTAGAGCAGCATCAGGACTGCAGTTTTTAACAAAGCCTGAAGCTGACAAAACAACCTTTCCAGCAACCACACAGTTCGTTCATACGATTGTTTCTGGTTCTGCAATCGATGGTTTCCAAGGTGGAGACGGTATTGCTATCAATACTGGCACATCACCCGACACCATATCAGTTGATTTAGCAACTAATGGTGGATTGGAAATCTCATCTGCTAAGATTGCTATTGCTCTTGATGGCTCAACACTTTCACTTGGTGCAGGTGGTTTGAGTGTAGGTAATGCAATCAGTAATGCAAACATTGCAAACGATGCAGCAATCGCAAAATCAAAGTTAGGTGCTTTAGCAATCGTTGATGCGGATGTTGATAACAGTGCAGCTATTGCCATATCAAAACTTGCACAACGAACCATATCAGGTAAAAATCTTGGAACAAACCTTGATAACTTAACTGATGGAAACGGTATTGCTACCTTATCATACAATGGTTCTTCAGCAGCTTCAATCGCAATCGACCTTGATGGTTCAACACTTGCATTAGGTGCTGATGGTATCAAGATTAGTGATGGTGGAGTTGGAACATCTCAAATCGCTGATGATGCAATCAATGCAGCAAAAATAGCAGACGATGCAGTCGGCAGTGCAGCAATCGCGGATGATGCGGTTGGTTCAGCACAAATCGCTGACTTGGCAGTTGATGCAGCTAGAATAGCTAATAATGCTATTACAACAGCAAAAATCAACAATGCTGCAGTATCGGTTCCAAAGTTGGCCTTCCAAGCAAGACAAGATGTATTTAATCCTAATGGTTCTACTTTAGCTTTCGCTTTGGCAAATGAAGTCGAAGAGAATATGAAGAACTTTGTAATGGCATTTAAAAACGGATTGTTGCAAAGAAAGGTTGCTTCTTCACCTTCAAATGCTGATGAATATACAGTTTCAACAGCTGGTGGAACTACGACCATTACCTTTGGTGCCAACTTATCTGACTCAGACGAACTTGAAGTTAGAAGCTTAGCATAATAGATTTGCCAAAGGTTAATCAGGTTTCTTCTTATTCTGTTCTGCCATTTGCCTGATTAACCTGCGGCTCCATCTTTGGAGTTATTATGGAAGCAATATTTGTTGAACTAGCACCGTTTCTCAGTGGTCCTGCTGCTGCAGTAATCGTTGCTTTGTATATGAACCGACAGTTTATATCATTCACTAACTCTTCAATCAATAGAATACTTGACGATGCTGAGAAGGATAGAGATTTATTTAAAGAAGCTATCCAAAAGATTGACCAAAGATTATATTTTCTTGAAGAACAAATGAAAGATATAAAATCAGAGCTGAGGAATAGGAAGGATTAATACTTTCCATTGTCTCTAATATATCTAGAATGTATTGAAATAATATAAATATTAAATCATATAGGGTCAAGCATTCTAAATCATCTAGATATATTCTGATTAATGTTTCTGTAATGTCAAAGAACTGAAGATTATTATCTTATTCTGTATTTAGTTATAGATAGATTATAATCTTCAGATTTTATATTTACAAAAATAACTGAAGAAACTTTAAATGTAATCAAATGTAAAAGTTTTTGTATATTTCAGTATTTTAGGTATAGTTATTACTGAGGGGAATAAGAGAGAGAGATTAAAACCAGTAGAACGGCACCAGCCGGTTCGTATCGGTTTATTATCTAGTATATAGAATATATTTATTTTATATTATTATTGTAAATGTATCTGTCTCTACAGTATTATATTAATGTATTAGTTATAGATTATAATCTATTGTTCTTTTACATTGTTATTAGTAGTTCAGATACTTTTGAAAATATATTATTTATATTAGAGAAATAGAAAGTATATTTATCTATAGGTTAGGAAGTCAGGCATCTAACCTATTCTAGATACTTCAGGATACTCTTCAAATAATAAATACTTTTGGTATCAAAGGGGCTCAGTTTTGGCGGACTGGCCCCTTCTTTTCAAAATAGTTCCACAAAATCTGTCGTAAGCGCATAGTTATTCAGGACACGGACGCCAATCCGTTTATCCTGGAGAACAAATGCCTGACTTATTTGCGTCTCTTAGTGCGGCAAGCAGACCTTATGAAGTAGCCGTAGGAAGAGCAATAGAACAAAATACCAAACTTGAATATATAAAATCAAAAACTAGTATGGATTACGATTGTTATTTAACACATCCTCAGACTGATAAAGCAATAACTGTGGAAGTGAAGGTGCATAGTGGTGCAAGTAAATACAAGAAATACGATACAGCGTGTCTTGAAATACTTGAATACCAATACCGATACAATGACTATGTCCAATCACATTGGCTGACAGCACCATTCGATGTAATGGCACATGTTGATAAAGCAGGCCAAATGATATACTTCTACAAAGGCGACAGAATAAGGTCCTGGGCGTATGCAAGAAAGCATACAGCTCGTTATTCAAAAGTCGTTAAAACTGCCAACATTACTATGCCTTGGAAATGTGCTGATGCCGGATATTTATTTTCTCTGCCATTGGAAAAAACACTTTTACTCGAATAGTTATATATATCGGAGGAACAAATGGCGAAAAAAACAGAAATCGATAGCTATAGTAAGCTGTATTATTGGATTGATTGTATGCTGCACAAGCACACAGGCAAGCAAAGAGCAGGATTACAAAGACTACGAGATTTCCTGCAATCAAGAGAAGACGCTGGTTGGAAATGGGAAGAAGTTGCTGAATGGGCGATATATTCTACATCAACAACCTCAGACGCTTTTGACCCGTTTGAAGGCACCTCTGATAAATAAACTATTTCAAATGGAGAGAACAATGAAAAAGAAACAATGCCCTAAATGTAATCGAACGCTACCATTCTATAAGTTTGGAATGCGAAAGCAAAAGAGATATATCATATCAGAAAAAATCTGGCGAACCTACTATCACGCACAATCATATTGCTATGAATGTAGGCACCCAAATCTCAAACATTCCATTCAGCTTTTGGAAAACAAATAGTATCCACCACCGGTATGCTCATCAGTATATAACATGTAGATATTACGGGCCAACATCGGTCCAACCTTATTCAACAACCTTTGATAGACAGGGTCATTAATCTTCTTTCTACCAAAGGTTGTTTTGACTGTGTATCCACTTTCATATTTAATCAAATCAAATCCCTTGGCTTTCATATCTTCTAAAAAATCCTCATGAACAGGAAAGAAGACATGTCCAAGGTTTTTCTCTTTATCCAGACTGTGGTATTCAGTATCGCGTGTATTTTCGGGGAAGGAAAGAGAAATAATACCACCCTTCTTCAACTTATTATAAAATATATCATAGACTTTATGATGGTCGGCGTAGGGAATATGCTCCAACACTTCAGAACATACAATAAAATCCTGACTATCATCATCAATAAAACTATCCAGATTATCCGTTGTGATGTCGCAGTTATACCATCTAGTCCTTTTATCGCCATAAGCCTTGGTTCCTATAAAGGACGGATTATAATCAACACCAGAGTAATCTACGAAACACCATCGTTCCTTCAACATCTCATATAATCGTCCATCATAACATCCTATCTCTAACATTTTAGGCTTGTTCTTGCTACTCCAGGACTTGTTCTTCTTCACCAATCGCTGGATTATATTGACATGATATGCGACACTCAACGCACAAAACATACTATCATACAGACCTGACGAGGTCTTCATTATTTTCGACATACTATCCTCCTATTCTGTCGATATATTATATCCTGCAGCAATCATTCGTGCAGGCAAAAAAATAAAATACAAATACAAAGGCGTGTAAATGGGGTGGCAATAAGTTATAATATAAATGCCTAATAACAAAAGGAGTGGCAATGTCTGACATTCAGAATAAAGGAATACAGTCTTATCGATATATCATTGAGGCATTTAATAGAGAGGGGGAACCAGAAACAATCGAGTTTAATCACCCAAAACACTTGAACGAAACTGAAATCATACAACTCTTGGATATGCCGTGGTATGAAATATGCGATATATACATTCAACCTCAGGTGCTAACCATTCACCATCACCAAGGACATCCATACAATACAAAGCAATGGAAAAGACATGTCATCATCTGATAAGAAGGGGTCGCTTTACGCGACCCCTCAGCTATCCTCAATGTCGAAATAACAGAAATAGGTTTAATAGTAATCAAGGATAACTTACTTAGCGATATCGAGACAGAAAAGCCGAGACATCCCGATAATCATTATACCGAGATATCACGAGTTTTACAATCTTTTACAATCTTTTATTGTTGAGCTGTGTTCGGACAGACTTTGTAAAAAGCTTCTGCTGCCATATCGAAATCACAATCGGGACTGAAGTTTGAAAAGTCATTTCCATCTTTGATATAATATTCAATCTCTTCTAATCGCATCTTCAAGAACTCGAGATTTGCAAGTCGTTGTCGTTCTTCTTCTAATCCCGTATTTTCGAATATCGAATAATCGAGATAATCTTGTAGATATTCTAATATCTGCGGAAATACTTTCGTTTCTGGCGCTGCGAAGTTGTTTTTAAATATTGTTTTATAATATTCAGTTATATATTGTCCATTATCCATTTTATCATCCTTGTTTTAGTAGTAGTTGTTATATCCTTTATGGATATTATTATTATATCATATGATTATGTGGATTACATTTTTATTATAAAAAAAGAGGAAAAAAAGAGAATAAATAAAAGTTGTAAAGAAGTGTAATCCACTGTATAATGTGATATAATAGAACTACAACAAGTCATATACAGCAGTAGTAGGGGCCCCAACCGCTACAAGTCCAGTCTGCGATATAGCATAGACGAAATGCACACCCCCGCAAAACCCGAAAAAATACTCCCAGGAAAAAAACGAGGCTATAAATGGAGGATGTTATGGCAGGAAAAAGAAGAATGACTAGTCGAAAGACAGCTAAGAAATCATTGGAGTGGCAGTTAGATAAAGCATCGTCGCTTCATATGGACCTGATAGGATTACGATTGAGATTGGATGATATACCCGATACTCATCTACCTCAGGCACCCCTTTGCAGAGCAACATTAGAGTTAATCAGCGATTGTATGCGAAAATGGCAAGAGCGGCTAAAAGATGATATCCATCAGCAACAAGCCGAAGAAGAAGCCAAGAAAGCAAAGAAACGCAAGCCAAGGGGTCGTCCTAAAAAAGTAGCACAGCCGCCAGAAAAAACAGATTAACATAGATAGTTATCTTCTGTATGATATATACAGGAGTTAATATGAATATGGCATGTTGGTGGTTGCAGTGCAAGACCGAAGAAGATGTGAAGTTTTACAGATATCACATCATTAAAAAGCCCGAAACGCTTGATTGGATAAGAGAGCAGCAGGGATATCATTTAGACCCACACGATGATAGGCAGAAGCCAAAGAAAGAGTTGAATACTGATATCCTAGGTCCGCTTCTTTCAAACCTTACAGAGATGGACCAGATGATTTTAAGATTGCACTATGTTGAAGGCCTAAAATGGAAAGAGATTAGTAAAGAAATGGGGTATAATCTGAGTTATTTATGGAAGCGCGAACAGAAGGCAATGGAAAAACTTCGTGCAATAATAGAAAGGGATGGTTTGTCCCCTTGGAGGAAAGATGAGCAAACTGACAGATGAACAGTTGAAGAAGAAGGCAGCTCACGCAGCTCGTTCTCGAAACTACAAAACCAGATTAAAGCAAGCCGTTGATAAAGGTGATTTTGAAGATGTTGTAAAATCGATTATGTTATTGGCAATCAAGCACAATGATGAGACAGATTGGAAGGCATCACCTCGCACCTTTATGGAGTTATTACAAGTCCTACATAAGTTTAGAGTTGAGTTTGGTGCTACTGATGGTGATTTTGAAGATATATTAAAAGTATTGGATGGTGGTAAAGAGTGAGCCGCATAACAAAGGTTAATCAACAGGTTTTGGATGCCTTTAAAGACCCTCGCAACTTTTTTAAGTTCTTGAAGGTGTTTGATAAGGAAAGTAATAAACTTGTGCCATTTGTTCTGCGTCCTCAGCAAGAAGAGTTGTTAGATGCGTTATTGCAACATAATAAAATCGTTGTATTGAAAGCACGACAACTTGGTATCAGCACATTGTTAAGAGCATATTTTTTGTGGAAGTCATATATGGCGGTTGAACCTACATCGCACGCCATTATCAGTTATACTAGAGATAGTGCTGACCATTTGCATAATATGGATAAGGGATTTTATTTCTCTTTACCTAAACCCCTTCAACGGAAACTAAGTAAATCTTCAGCACGCACTTTGCAGTTTGGAGATACTAATGCAGGATTACGAGCCTTTACAGCCGGTGGAAAAGCCGGAGCCACGCGTTCTTTTACTTTTTCAGATACACATATATCTGAGTTTGCTTTCTTTGACGACCAAGATGACTTGCTTGCCAATGTTATGGCCTCGGTTGGAGAAGGACAGATAGTGATAGAGACAACACCTAATAGTCCAGGTGATAAATACCACGACCTAATAGAAAATGCACCAGAGAATGGCTGGCATCTTTGTTGGTTTCCTTGGTATGAACATAGTCATTATACCAAAAAATCACAGTTCCACCAACCTCAGATACCCGACCCAACCGAAGAAGAGTTAGAGATTAAAAATGAGTTTGACCTTACCTTAGGTCAGTTATATTGGCGACGAACAATGATAAGAACAATGGGTCTTGAAAAGTTTCGTCGTGAGTTTCCAGCAACGGTTGATGAGGCCTTTTTCTCTGCATCCAATGAGTTCTTTCCTTTAGATATATTAGATGAACTCGAAGTTGTAGATTTGGGCGGACAAAAAGACCGTTGGTATTGTGAGCCTTGTCCTGGTGATAAGTTTGCTATGGGTGTTGATGTTGCAGCAGGTAGAGGCGGAGATTATTCTGTCATTACAGTTGTAAGCGTAACGACAATGCTGCCAGTTTATCATTTCAGGTCAAATCAAATATTACCACATCAACTTGCTGATAAATGCTATGACCTGTATTGGGAGTTTGATGAACCCTATACCATCATAGAACAGAACGGACCAGGTGAAACAGTTTTATATAGAATGAAAGAATGGAAAGTAAAGAACCTATATAAAGATAGTAAGGGTAGAGATTGGAGAACAAGAAAGGAAAATAAAATAGCTATATTTGACCACCTACGCGATTTAATCTGTGAAGGTGTCATCGACAGCGTTGATAAAACATTATGGAATGAGATGAGAACAGTTCAAATAACAAAAGGTGCTCCAGCATCTGCAGGACACGATGATATGGTGGTTGCAACAGCACTGGCATTATGGGGTGCCAAACTAAAACCAGCGCCCTCTTTTTATCAGGTCAAAAAGACGATGATTGATGATATGATTAAAAGTCGCCGAGCAGCCAGAATAATCAGAAAAGGCGGATATAATCAATACATAAACGGATGGGATAAATGAAATATAAACTGACAACAGACATAGTTGAACAAATAGTAAAAGTTCATGAAGATTTTTGGCATGACCAGCGACCAGACCTTTTTAGGTATAAGAAAGCGTATGAAACAAAGTTTTGGACACAACAATCAGAAGCACAAATGCTTAACTACATTCAGACATCAGATGCATATGGATACATTGAAAGTTATATTGCCTCTCTTTTTGCTCGTAATCCTGGTGTTGTTGTTAAAAACGGTATTAGAGGTCGAGGCAATGCAAAGGTGGCACAACATCTTGCCAATGATTTTTTGGCATACCAACGAACACAAATAGAAAATGCAAGCCGTTTGGCACTCATCTATCCTATGGCATTTATTAAACTAATGCCGACCAGACGAGATGATGTGTTAAGAAAGATAGAAACATGTGCAATATCACCTTGGGAAATCATATTAGACCGTGATGCAAAGAAATATGAAGACCAAAGATATATTGGACACAAATACTTTATGACCTTGATGGATGCAAGACACAGGTTTGGTGATAAAAAATATAACCCTGTTCGCAAAGAAGAATACTTTGACCAATATGACCACGATAATCACTATATGAAAGATGGTGAGATTGGCGACCTTAACTTTGATTTTTACAAATATATCGAAGTTGTAGAACTATATGACTTACATACAGGCTTGGTGCATTTTTGGTCGCCAAACTGGTCAGAAGGTAGTAAGTTTTTATTGGTCGAAGAGATACCATTTAGAGATGCACAAGGCGACCCGGTTCCACCAATAGTTCCACTTTATTTCAATCGCCTACCTGATAAACCTACAGATGGTTATTCAGCAATGCGTCGTATTTATGACCAAATATATGAAACCAATATGGTCAGAACCTTTCAAGCCAATGCCGTTAGGAAGGCATCTCGTCAATACCTTGTTAAAAAAGGTGTGATGGATGAAGAACAAATGGCACAAATCACATCAGGTATTGATGGATTATTTATAGAAGTAGATGAGGAAAGTTTGGCAGGTGTTATGACCGCAGTTCCACAAAATCCTACACCACCTGAACTACAGTTCTATGTTCAACAGGTTCAGCAAGATAAGGATAAGGGTAGTATTTTGGCTCCATTTACTAGAGGTGAAAGTAGCAGAACTAGTGCTACAGAAGCCGCGGCATTGGCTGCTTATTCGTCATCAGAAATAGGAAGGTTGGCCAGAGAACGAGACAATATGATAGAAGGCATTGCAACAACATACCTTAATATGGTCCAACTATACATTGACGAAGATAACACAAGACAACTGATAATGATTGATGGACAACCAGAGGTAGTATCACCTGAAATGCTAGAAGAAAACTTTCATATTTTTGCACAAGACCAGGCATCAACACCTCTTTCAGAAAGCGTTAAAAAGCGTGAGTTTATACAATCCATACCAATGCTTCAACAACTTGGCGTTCCACAAGAAAATATTTTATCAGAGTTGGTAAGAGCATTAGGATTACCAGAAGATTTTAACAGTGCTGCACAGGATAGCAGACAAGCAGCAGTATCAGCATCTCGAGCCAGATTGGCTAGTGAAGGTGTTGCACCAGATGCGGCAGAACAAGCAGGTGGTTTGGTATCTACACCTCAAGGACCTGCAAACTTACAAGGCATCTTACCAGGTGCAAGGAGCATTAGCTAATGGGATTTTATAAAGTTAAATGTAAGAAATGCGATGAGCAATGGGAAGTTATGGTCCCTTTCAATGATTTAGAAGGTATGGTCTGTGGTGGCACTGATTACTATGGACGACCAGTGCAATGGCGAGATACCGAAGACGGTAGCATTGAAAATACAGAAGGTTGTGGTAATCTTGTTGAAAGAATAGTAGAACTAAAACCATTTGCTATTGCAGGTGCATCATTGGATACAGGTCGTGTCCATAATGTTAATGGTTATTACAGCCACGCATTTGGTAGATATTTTAAAAATGAGTTTGCCAAAGAAGAATATGCTGAAAGAAATGGTTTCAGAAAAGTTACGCAAGACCAATGTGATGAAAAAATGTTTTCACAAGCACAAAAACTACAGGCAAAAGATGATGTTAGTAAAAAATGGACAGACAACCTCAAGGCAGCTGGAGGCGATAAAATCGAAGCAGCCGCAAAAACATTCGTTCCAGCAAATATGCAAGATAAATAGGAGATTATTATGATGGAAAACAAACAGTTCGAAATGAAGGCAATGGAAGCAGATGTAGCAGAAGCAGAGAAAATCTCTGAGTTTTCACCTTCAGGCGAATATAAAAAAGATACAGTAAATCGTTTCATTAGGTCATTAAATGAAATGCTTAAGCACTTTGCAGCACCTATGATTGGTGAAGTTGCAGATGATATTGATGGTCCTTTACCACCAGAAGTAGTAAAGGCTTTGTTTATGATAGATGCAGCATTAGAAGATGCTAAGATGGATGAACATCGCATTGATATGGACGATTTAAAAACAGATAGGGACCTTATGATGGCAAGAGGTAAGATAGATGCTGGTGCAAAAGACAGAGCATTTATTGCATTCTTGCGAAAGCCAATGGGAGAGGTTGATGATGTCGAAACAAATGTCGAAATATCAATCCAAGAAGGCGATGATGTTGTCCCTCCAGGATTTCACAGAATGCCAGATGGTTCGATTATGTCTGACGATGACCCTTCAATGAAAGGTGGTAGTTATGGCGAAGAGGACGATATGGAAACATTAATGATGAAGCGTATGCGCTAAGTCATTCAAATCACTCATAGTAGATAGGAGAAGTAAAAATGAGCGAAGAACTAAGCAACACGGCGCAAGCCACTGCTACAGGTGGAGCAGAAACCACCGCAGAACCAACACAGTTGGCGACAGAGACATCCAATCAGGATAATAATGGTATTAATGGGGCGGTTGAAAAGAATGAACCGTCGTCCCAAGACCATACAAAAAGAAAAACAAATCTTTTTGGTAGGGACAGGGCTGCTGATGCATTAGCAAAAGCAGAGTTCGAACAGATGAAGAAGCCCGAAACAATATCATTGGAAAATCTTGAAGATGTAAATCTGCCGGAAGGAAAAGGGATAGACTTTAAGTCTGTTGTTGATGCTTTACCTGATGATGCCAAAACTCTGATTGGAAACTTACGAGCAGACTATACAAGGAAAACTCAAGAGTTGGCAAATCAAAGAAAAGAGTTAGAAGCACAGATGAAATCATTGACAGAAAGTGAGTTTTTTGCCAAAGTGCAAGAACGAGCTAATCAGCCTGATGTCCAACTTGACCCTTACGATACCGAAAGTTTTAATCAAAGGATTGAGCAAGAAGTTGCAAGAAGGCTTAATCAAATGTATGAACCGGTTCGACAACAACAAGAGTTGCAGATGCGACAGTTAAAACTCCAAGAGTTCAAAAACCAACACCCTGATTTAGAGACTATGAAGTCTGATGTCGCAGACTTATTAAAATCTAATCAATCACTATCATTACAAGATGCATATTTTATTGCAAAAGGTAAGAAAACTAGTGAAGAACTTTCAAGATTGCGAGATGAAAATGCCGAAAGAAAAGCAAGAATGAGAGAAGTTGGACTTAAAATAAGCACAGGTAAAAATGTCAATCCAAATAGACCTCCAAAAGGACTTAAAGGTTTTGAACTTTATCAGTGGTTTGAACGACAAAAAGCAAAAAAATAATGGCATTAGGAAAAATCTAGTGCTATATATGAACAGCCCCTCGGACGCGCATCAAGAAAGAGGACAAGCTATACGGACCCGAAAGGACAACCCAATCTTGTGGATGCAAAAACAAAACAATATTTACACAGCTTATTTATTCGGAGGAAAAAAATATGAGCATATCAAATGATGTATTATCATCGACGCTCCGTATCCTTCTAGAAGAAGAAGTAGATAACCTTTTTAAGGCTGTCCCTCTTCTTGAAGAAATGCGTAAGGGTGGCGGTGTAGAAACATACGATGGTGGTCAGAAACTAAATGTGCCACTTATACTCGCGGAACACAGTTCCATTACACAACTTTCAAACGGTTATGAACCCGTTAATCTAGCAGTAAAAGATGCTCTTCGTCAAGCTGAGTTTAACTGGTGTGATTTTGTCGCTCCTGTAGTTATTACTCGCAAAGAAGAACTATCTAATAAAGGACCAAAAGCAGTAGTCTCTATTGCCGAAGCTCGTATGAAATCCGTTATGGGTCTCTTACAGCGTGAGGTAGAAAAGCAACTTATTGCAGGGACATCTTCAGTGCTTACCGAACTCAATACTCTTGCTACAACCAAGTTCGACAGAACAGGTGCAGTTCAAGGATTTTTGGCCGGTGCAGCTTTCCAAGGTGGTTCGCAAGCAGGAACCGTTGGTGGTATCGACACTTCAGTCTTTACTTCTTTCCAAAACCAGTTTGTTCATAGTTCTACCTTGTCTATTCAAGATATGACAGACCTTTATATCAAATGTCAAGCTCACACTCCAGGTGGAGGCTCGCCAAACCTTATTATCTCTAATGCAGATACTTATAAAGATTATAAGAAGCTGTTGTTTGATAATGAACGATATATCGCAGAAAATCAACTTGATGGCGGAAGATTAACTCTTGCATTCCACGGTGCTCGTATGTATTACGACCCATTCTTGGATGGTGTCCAAACCGAAACCACAGTTGGTGCAGGTAAGGATATTAGAGCTTACTTCTTAAATACAGACCACTTGAAACTAGCGTTCGACAGTGATGCACAGTTCGAAATGGAAGACTTTGAGCATATCTCAGGATACGCTTCTCGTTCTGCCAACATTCTTACTCGTCTTCAAATGTATGTTGAGCATCTTAGTTCTCAAGGCTTACTTACTAAATAGGGGGATATTATGGCTACAAATGATTTAATACAATACTTAGAAAGCACTGACAGTGAAGGGAATGCTTATTCAAGCGCAACTTCACATAGAAGACGCGTAGAAAAGTTTATTGCCGCAGGAACAATCGTCGCTGGTGATGTAGTTGCTTTTAGCTTTGCTTCAGGCGCTAATCCAGGTGATGCAGTTCTCAATGTTATCAAATCTACTGCAGATAAACACTGTGTTGGTGTTGCTCTTGCTGGTGCTTCTACTGGAGACTTGATTGATGTCTGTCTCGGTGGAGTTGTCGAAGCTAAGGTAGATGGAAAGAACAATGCTGGTAATGCTGCTATTTCATCTGGTGATTTTTTAGCACAAGGTGATGTTGCAGGAACTTTCTACAAATATACCGTTGGAACAGATGCTGGTGTTGATGCAATCGCTGTTGATGATAAGACATCTGCTGCTACTGAAGCTGCAGGTATCAAGACAGTTATTCTTATCAACAAGTTCTAAGATAAACACAAATACCTTGCGCCCAGGGTTAAGGGCATTTAAAGTAAATGTTTTATGACTATTTATTTTAACTCCTTGAAACAGTTGGCCCTGCCTCACCTTGGGGCAGGGTTTTTTATATAACGAACAGAGGAAAGAATGAACCTTATTGAAATGAGAAATATGATTGCATCTATTCTGGACTATGACCCGGATGTGCAATCTTACCGTGATGAAATCACAAGATACATCAACGAAACTTATCGAAACTGGTTTTGTTCAAGGCCATATACATTTTCGCAAAAGACAGTTGATATATTTACATTACCAGATGCAGTTATTGAAAGTGCAGCAATCACAGGTAATAACAGTGAAATAAGAAACTGGGCACAATCAGCAGCTTTATCAGCAACAGACCAATCAAAAGTTGGTCTTGTTTATCGTTTTAAACTAACGCAAGAAGGTAGTATATGCATTATCGGTGGTGATAATGAAGTGTCAAATAACGGCACATATATAATAGACAAGGTAGATTTTAGTGATAACAGAGTTTATTTTTCTAAGCTATCTTCAACACCTCAAGTTGATTGGTCTGGCACAACTGCAACAAGCGTAACGACTGCAGTTCAACAAAGATTTTTGACATTACCTCAAGACTGTGTAGATATATTAGGTCTTGGTATAAGAAACTTAGATGAAGGTGATGCTGGTTCAGGCACAAATGCACTTGGACACATTTATTCTTTGACTAGGCGTAGAGATGAAGAGCTTGACCTAAGATATGACCTTCAAGGGACACCAACTGACTATGTAGTTTATGATGGATACCCAGAACATACGATAGATATCGACAGTTTTACACCAAGACAAGGAAAAGATTTTACCATACAAACCCATTCCAACACACCTGGATGGCCTCAGGGAACATATGAGTTTAAAATGTCATATGTATGGCGTGGTATCGAAGGACAACTAAGTGATGCTTCAGAACTGACAATATCATCAGCAAATACCATCCCTAAGTTCGTAACGAAAGATACATCAAGGCAAGGGTTTAGAGGATTGAGAAAGAAGTTTTATGTAAGATTAAAATCTATTACAGGTGCTGATGGTCTTACACATGAAGAAAGCTTTTTTAGAGATTTATCAACAGTATTTAGTAAAACAACACCAAATACAAGTGCTAGTCAGTTTAACTTCTTTATTATTGATGATGATGAAACTACCATAAACTGGCCACAAACACAGCTAGCAATAACAGATGTTGAAGATTTATTTGCATATGCAAGAGAAGAAGTAAATGTAGGTTATCGACAACGCATCAGACTATATCCAAGACCAGCAGCAATAACACCAATCGAAGCAAGATATGTGTTTATGCCAAACTTATTAGAGGATGATTTTGACAAACCAAGAAGTCCTGATGATACACATCGCTATCTTGTTTATAGAGCGGCTGAAGAAGCATTTATTAAACACAATAATCCTGATATGGCAGCATATTATGGCAGTAAGGCAGAAAAAGAGCTACTCAAGATAGATAACAAATATCTAACACAGCGTAGTGCATATTATATCAAAGATAGTTTCATAGCCGGTCCGTTGCGTGTGCGTCCATTTCAGACATTAACAAAACTACCGGACGCATAATGAAAACACCAGGCAAGTTAGATGTAAAACCTTTTGTTGGAATGGATGAACGCATACCAGCGCCAGCCAACTCAACAATATTATTAGAAAACTGGTCATATGACGCACATACAAAAACTTGGAATAACTTTTTAGGTTTTGAAGAGTTTTTTCATACAACAAACAGACCGTATGGCAGTAGTGTAAGTCAAATATATTCAGACCATCCTATTGACAGTATTTATGTTTATCAACGACATAACTCAGCACAACAATGGTTTTTGTTTGAGCAAAACGGTTCGTTGAAATATTTGGTACCAAGTGCAGGACAAGCAGCCAATAAGGTTGCACAAACATTACTAGCAGATCGTCATATACCTACCATACAAGAAGCACATACAAACTACACACCATACGGTCGATATGTGATCATAACAAACGGTATCGATGGTCCTATAAAATACAGGGGTGGTGATAGAACATTTCCACTAGGCTGGGACAGACGACCTGGTACTATTGATGTGCAGACACCTGATAAGTTTGACAGTGGTGCAAAACCACAAAGCTACATAGAAGCAACATCTGATTTCGAATTAGGACAAAATGAGATAGAAGGTGGTAGTATATTTAAATCAGGTGTATTTGAAGGTGTAGGTTTCGTTACGGGATCTGATGGACAAAACGAATATTCATACAAAGTAAGTTTTATAAACGAAGCAGGATCAGAATCACCACTATCAGAACCTACACAGTTTATCAAATGGACAACAAAAGATATTACAAAAGGTACAAATGAATATGCAAACAGAGCATGTCCAAATATGGAAATACCTATTGGTCCTGCCGGTGTAAGAGCAAGAAAGATATACAGAACTGCGAATGGTGGATCACAATACTTTTTCTTAGATCAAATAGACAACAATACAGATACTGTTTATGTAGATTACAGACAAGATTCACAACTAGGTGCATTGGCACCAAATGATTCTGATTCTATCATTATGCCTGCACCAGGTTGTAGATTTACTGCAACATTTAAGAACTGTCTATTTGCTGATGGAGGACTAGCTGATGGGTCGAGAATCTACTTTAGCGAGCCTAATCAACCTGATACATTTAAGGATTCTAGCTTCTTCGATGTCGGAACAAGAGAAGGCGGAGACATTACGGGTTTTGAGGTGTATTACAACTCACTTCTAGTATTTAGAGAACAGGCTATCGACTTGATACGAGGTGATATTCTGAAT